TAAATAGAAGCATAGTTTTGAGCCTGTTTCATTACAGCATCAAAGTGGTTTCCATCTAAGTCAGAGTCTTTTAAGAACGATTCTAAACTAGGCTCATCAGCCATAGCACCAAAATCTCTTGAAGCTTTTACTCTAAATAAAAATGATGAATAAATTTGTATGATGTTTTTACAATGGTTATCACATGGAGTGTTACCAAGTCTTTGATTGTACTCGTTATCTAATTCTAAATTATATCTATTTAAGTATTGACCCAATGTGTAATCATAACCACCATTAAATGATCTTATGTAATATTCCCATTGATTAACATTTTCTTTGTAGTCTTTGTGGGTCTCAAATGCTTCGTCTCGTGAATATGCCATAATCTATTTCATTGTCCATCTAGTTGGTCTTGAACTTGGCATCTGAACTACTAAAGGTTTTATATAATCAATCATGTAACCTAAAGCATCGTTCATATGGTCAAATCCATCTTCTTTGTCAGGAATATTTGTATCTTCCTTGTACGTTTGTCTTTGTAATCCTTTTATCAATGTTTTGCAAGATTTGGAAACAAAAATATGTCTGTTTCCATTGGTATCTTTAAGTTTAGAGTTCACAGCATTTATTCTATCTCTTACTGCTGGATGTCTTGTTTTGACTTTTACATTAAACCCACCATTCTGTAAAATAGATAAATCAGTTCTCCCACCAGCACTTGTTTTTCTTTGTCTTGAAGCTGGGTCAGGGTAAATAAATATAGGTACTTTAGTTCCATACCTATCTCTTATCTCTTGCACCATTTCATCAGTATTACTTGAATAAATTACTACTTCATCAACAATGTAAATCTTTTCTTTTTCTATTTGACTTACACAAGCACTCATTGGGTCAACATTGAAGTCCATGCCGATATGAAAAGGCTTAGTATAATCTATTGCTTTTTCTACAACAGACTCAATAGGATGAAAGTTATAATAGATTGCACCAGCATAATTTTCAAATGTACCCTCAAACTCTTGTCTAAATGTTCTTTGATCTAAGTCTTGTCTTGCTAGTTCTATTTCTTTCTTAGTAACCATACCACCATCTAATGTAGTGTATTGAAAGCTATCCCACTCAGGGTCTTGCTTACCTTTTAGATACATCTCATAAGTCCAATTACCATAACCTTTTGGAGTACCACACATTAGAACATGACCAAGTGTGTCTGATACTGATGCTCTTAATACTTCAAACCAAGTTCTTTTGTCTATATCACTAAACTCATCTAATATTAAAAAGTTTAATCCTGTACCTCTCAATGAGTCAGGAGCATCACTTGATTTTAAACTTATTGTACTATTTGATTTTCTTATAGTTATTGTAAGTGTTGTCTCATTAATATCTTCAATCCAATTAAACTGATTTAATATTTCTTTTAAACTAGACCAACAAATATCTTTTGCCATTTTAAGTGTCGGTGCTACATACCATATCTTTTGATTAGGCTTTGATGCGTACTTCATCATCTCAGTTATAGCAAGATATGTCTTACCAAATCTTCTACCTGATATTAAGACTCTAAATCTTTTATTTGACGATGATATAAGATGCTGGGGTTTTGTCAGAGTGATCTTCATTACAACCAAATTTTATATATATCTTATGCTCGTTAATATCTGCTCTACCAAATTCTTCTGTTTTTTGTAAAGATAATTTATAGCCATCAACCATACAATCATAACCATCTTTATAAAATTTATCTACTTGAAAAGGTGGCAAACATTGACCTGAAGTAGCACTACATATTATCATTGTTAATATAAAACTCATTTACTTTTTCTTTCTTTTGTATTTTCTGTGAGTTTGTACTCTCCAACTCCAATGAAATATTGACCTTGCTATCTTTCCTACTGTTTCTACTACCCAATCTATCATTGTTATAACTCATAAATTATTTTAATTTTTCTATCTTTATAATTTTATTATCAGCATCTAACTCAGCTTTGACTTTACTGCATATGTAAGTTGCGTTGCTGTTCCTAGTTGCTATTCTTTTTTTTTCTAAACATTTGCTTATAGATGGAGTCCAAGTCATCTCTGTTAATTTTTGATCTACACCTACAAACATTAATAAAGCAATGATAGTTTCCATTAGTGATTACCATTTCTTAATTTGTCTATTTGTTTATTTATAACATCAACCTGTTCTTTCAAATGATCTATATTGACTTTGTTATATCTTGATGCTTCTATCTCTTTTTCTATTGATTCTATTTGACCAGATAAATGTTCTATCAACATAAACATTTCTAAATTCTTTGGCTCTTGTTCAGCTTTCTTTAGTAGATCAGCTTGGAATAAATGATCTGCTGTTTCTAGTTTATTTAATCTTTCTATGACTCCAAAAGCAAACCATGAGCCTATTACTATTGCA